CTGGACTATTGGCTACGGCCACACCTCTGCGGCTGGCGCACCGACTGTCAATCCCGGCATGGAGATCACCAAAGAGGAAGCCGAAGCAATCCTCAAACGTGACATGGTGCAGTATGAGGCTGGCGTCGAGAAGCTCGTCAAGGTTGAGCTTACGCAGGGCCAGTTTGATGCGCTGGTGGACTTTGCCTACAACGCCGGCGTCGGCGCGCTTGCCAAGTCTACGTTGCTGAAGAAGGTCAACGCTGAAAAGTTTGACGAAGTTCCCGCCGAGTTCATGAAATGGACCCGTGGTGGCGGCAAAGAGCTTCCGGGTCTGGTTCGCCGCCGTCGCGCAGAAGTTAAGCTCTGGCGCGGTCTTGATGAAGTGGCTCCTGTCTCCCATGATGAGACGCGCGCGGAACCTGATGTTCCTGCTCCCAAGAAGAGCATCGTGCAGTCCAAGGAAGCCAACGGCGCGGTGGTAGCCGGTGGCGCTGGTGCGATTGCAGTGGTTCAGGAGGTCATGCCCATCATAAAGGACGGTGGCGATTTGCTGTCGGCCATGAGCGGCACGGCTCTGGTCTGCCTCGTCATCATGGTGGCCGCTGGCGCGATCTGGTATTTCCGCAAGCAGAGGCTTGATGAGGAGGGCGCATGATCGGTCTTTTATTTAGCCCTCTGGGCCGGTATCTCCTTATCGGAGGGGTCATTCTTATGGCGCTCGGCGGCGTCTACCTAAAGATCAGGGCTGACGCTATAGAGGATATGAAGGCTAAGGCTCAGGCCGATATTATCGAAAGGACTAAAGATGCGTTGGATGCTGCTAGTTCCGTCAATCTTAGTCCTGAACGGTTGCGCGAGTCTGACGGGCATCGTCGGGACTGAGAACACGAACACCAAGGTCTGCGCTGTCTGGCGTGACGTTTCGTGGTCCAAGAAAGACACCGACCAGACTATAGGGGAAATTAAGATCAATAACGCCAAACGTGAGGCGTGGTGCCACGACGCCAAATAAGTGGTAGAATAAGGCGTTAGCGGGGTTCCTATGACTACAGGTCTTTCCTACGACGGCACGGTTTCTGGCACAACCAGCTACAAGGCTCAGATCGCAACCTTGGCTGTTGTCGAGGAAACCGATCCCGCATTTGTCACGATCCTTCCGCAGATGATTACCTACGCGGAAAATCGAATCTATCGTGACCTTGACTTTCTTTTTACATCGACCTCGATCACCGGCTATCAATTCACTTCTGGAAGTCGGCAGCTAACCATTCCTGAAGGAACTATCGTTGTTAGCGAACAGATCAATGTCATCAGTCCTCCGGGTGAGACTGATCCTAACGCTGGCCTTCGGACGCCTCTTTTGCCGACAAGCAAAGAATTTCTTGATGCGGTCTACGGAAACCCGTCTGTGACGGGGATGCCCAAATATTTTGTGCCGTTTAATGACAATCTGTTTCTTGTTGGTCCATACCCTGACCAGCCGTACTACGTCGAAATTGTCGGCACTTATCGTCCGGCAAGTATGTCTGCGAGCAATCAAACGACATTCATCAGCCTTTATCTGCCTGATGTCCTCATTATGGCGAGCATGGTTTATGTGTCTGGCTACCAACGGAACTTCGGCCGGCAGTCTGATGATCCGGCTATGGCTCAGTCTTATGAGAACCAGTATCAGACTCTTCTGAAAGGCGCGGCGGTCGAAGAAGCCCGCAAGAAGTTTGAATCGACTGGCTGGACATCTCAGTCGCCGGCTCCCGTTGCTACACCGTCGCGAGGCTAACCAATGCCTCATGCTAGTCTTAAACTTCTTCCCGGTGTCGATCAGAACAAAACCCCCGCTTTAAATGAGGCGGGGATTTCGACATCTCAACTTGTCCGCTTCATTCCTGACCGCACCCTTGGCGGTCTTGTTCAAAAACTTGGCGGTTGGCAAAAGTTTTACAATAGCCCGATTGGTTCAATCGTTCGTTGTCTGTGGGCTTGGGAAGACACCAATTCTAACTCTTATCTGGGCGTTGGCGCTGAAGAGTCGCTGGATGTCATTAAAAATGGTGGTTTATCTGACATTACGCCTCAGACAACGACGGTCAATCCCACCGTAGATTTTACAACTACAGCGGGAAGCAATCAGGTTGTCATCGTAGATGATGCCGGAACGCTGGTGGACAATTTCGACGTTGTTTACATTCAAACTCAAGTCAGCGTTGGCGGTTTGGTCTTGTTTGGCCTTTATCCTTGCACGGGTACGGGTACAAACAATTATTCTATTTTTGCCACCAATGTCATTGGCGAGCCTGTCTTAGCTACATCATCCGTCACCAGCGGCGGTATCGTCCCAGAATTTGACACGATCATTTCTAGTCCGTTTGTCGATGTGACGCTTCCAAATCACGGTTATTCGGTTGGAGATACGTTCCCGGCGCTTGTTTCTACGAGCGTTGGCGGCATTACAATTTTTGGTAATTACACTGTTATCAGCGTAACAAGTTCTAGCGTTTTCGTCATTCGAGCAGCTAATTCAGCAACTTCCACCGATAATGCTTTTATGAATGGCGGTGATGTTAGGTTTGTATATTACAACAACATTGGCCCACTCCCACCGAATTCCGGCTACGGCACTGGAGGATATGGTGAGGGTGGTTATGGCGCTGGCCCTGCCCCAACTCCTGCCGGCAGTGGGACGCCCATCACAACATCAGATTGGACTCTCGACAACTGGGGTGAAATATTTATCGCAAATCCCTTTGGTGGTCCTATTTTCCAATGGTCGCCGCCGATCAACGACCCCGTAGCTTCAATTATTCCGACCGCACCGCCAGTTAACAATGGCATGTTTGTCGCGATGCCTCAGCGACAAATCATTGCCTATGGTTCAACTTTCACGGGTATTGTTGATCCGCTTTTGATCCGCTGGTGCGATGTTAATGATTTTACAATTTGGTACGGAACTGTATCGAACCAAGCCGGTTCGTATCGAATTCCCAAAGGCTCAAAAATTGTCCAAGCTGTTCAAGGTCCGCAGCAGGGTCTTGTTTGGACTGATCTTGGAGTTTGGGCCATGCAATATGTTGGCCCTCCATATGTCTATCAGTTTAACGAACTTGGCAATGGTTGTGGTTTGATTGGCCGCAAAGCTGCTGGTTCAATGAATGGTATCGTCTATTGGATGGGGCAAAGCCAGTTCTTCAAATTGTCTGGCGCTGGTGTTGAACCTATTCGGTGTCCAATTTGGGACGTTGTTTTTCAAGACCTTGATACGTCTCAAATCGCACTCGACAAAATAAGGTTTGGAGCCAACTCTCGATTTGGCGAGCTTCGCTGGGAGTTCCCGACCAACGGTAATGGCGGCGAGATCAGCCATTACCTCAAGTATAATATTCTTTTGGATCAATGGGATTACGGCCAGAATACAAACGAAAACCCCTATGTAGCTCGCACTGCATGGATCAATGAAAGCGTTCTGGGTCCGCCCATCGGCGCTGCAACTAATGAGTTTATTTATCAGCACGAAACGTCTCCCGATGCTGATGGAAGCGCCATGTATTCGAGCTTTCAAACCGGCTATTTCGTGATGAGCGAAGCCGATCTGAAAATGTTTGTTGACCAAGTTTGGCCTGATATGAAGTGGGGTTACTTCGGCGGCACGCAGAACGCTAACGTCAATCTTACTTTTTATGTAGCTGATTACCCCGGCCAGACGCCAATACCTTACGGCCCATTCACGATGACGCAGGCGACTACATATATCACGCCTCGTTTCCGTGGCCGTCTAACAGCTATCAAGCTCGAAAGCTCGGATGTCGGCACCTTTTGGCGCATCGGCAATATCCGCTATCGTTTCCAACAAGATGGAAAATTCTAATGGCGTCGCTTGACGATCTTCTCACTACGCAAAAAAACGGCGTTGTAGCCATCAATGGTTACACAAACGCCCTTCTTCGTGGTCAGGGCGCATATACCTCGGCGACTGTTACTGGTGATACGCTCGTGGTTTCAGGTCGCGGCTATTTGGTGTCCTTTACGGTTGTCGTTGCAGGCAGCGCCGCCGGCTCCATTTACAATGCAAACTCAACAACCTCACCGCCTGCGGCTCAAAAACTTTGCGTGACAGGAACGACTGTTGGCATTTATCCGGCTGGTCTCGTATTCACTAATGGGTTGGTGATTTCGCCGGGAACTGGGCAGTCCATCAATGTAACGTATTCTCTGGGGTAAGCCATGCCGCTCAAGAAAGGTTCATCTCAGAAGTCGATTAGTTCCAATATAAGCGAACTGATCCACACGGGCCGGCCTCAAAAGCAGGCCGTCGCGATTGCCCTAAACGTCGCTCGGTCTGTTCGTCCCAAGCACGCTACGGATGGCGGCGTGAAGATGCCGAATGTAAACGATCTCCCTGAAGAGTTGCTGGGCTTAGCTCCGCAGCCAAAAAAGCTCCCGCACGTTAATTCTCCCAACGTCGATCCAATGTTTTGGATCAATGATCGCGAGAAACGCAAGGATGGCGGCGGGACGGTTCAGCACCACGTTGGTCCAATCCACAGTCCTGTAGCTGGCCGCACGGACCATCTTCCAATGCACGTTCCTTCGGGAGCTTATGTTATTCCCGCCGATATTATCTCCGCGATGGGCGAAGGTAATACGATGGCCGGCTTTAAAGTCGCCAATCAAATTTTTGGGGATCAGCCCTCTGGCCGCTCTGAAGGTGAGGCTGTTCCGATTGTGGCGGCTGGCGGCGAATATGTGATCCATCCTGAGAACGTCGCTAACATCGCCAAGGGCGATCTGGATCACGGGCACCGTATTCTGGACTCGTTCGTAAAGAAAATGCGGGCGAAGACAGTCGCAACGCTCAAAGCTCTACCGGGGCCTAAGCGTGACTAATGGGGGAAGTTTATGGCTGAAGAATTGAAAGTCAGGATTGGAACGCCGGCAGATGTCGATGATGTCATGGAATTGGCGTTGTCGGCTTGCGACGAAAACGGCTTTGTTGAGCCAAACCCGGCGAAGCTCCTAAACGAGATATATCCGGCTCTGAACCTGCACTTTGGCCTTGTTGGCATCATTGGTCAGGAAGGCGCAAAGCCTGAAGGCGCTGTTCTTCTGCGAATTGGATCAATGTGGTATAGTGACAACGAGGTGCTTGAAGAAAAAGCCATCTTCATTCATCCCAGCTACCGCAGCGCCAAGGGGGGGAGGGCGCGTCGGCTGTGCGAGTTCTCTAAGCAGGTGGCCGATTCGTTGGGTATCCCTTTGATAATTGGCGTTCTTTCCAATGACAGGAC